GGCAGAAGCTACGGATAAGCATCCCGCGCAGGTCGATGTCTATTATGAAGACATCACAGTCGGACACTGGAGAACGGTCAAGTTCTCTGGAGCGCTTCCAGCGCACCGCGTTAACGAGCTCCTGTCGCGTGTGATCAAATTGCAAGAGGCTGTTAAGGTCGCACGAGAGGAAGCAAATGCCATCGAGGTGCGCGACGTCAAAGTCGGAGAGTCCGTCTTAGGCTATCTATTCGCCAGTTAACTCTTGTTTTTCACATTTCTTTATATTATAATAATAGTATAAAGAAATTATGAAGTCTAGTGCATTCAGGGCCACTAGTGGTACCGCTAGCGCAAGTTCGAACCTTGCTAGACTTCTTCGGTAAACGCTGTTAGTAGGATAACGCTCTCTAGAGGTGCGCTTGACCGGAACCCTTCTTAAACTAGAGACGAAGCAGCGGACGGTCCTCTTAGTACAAAAGGAGGTAAGACAATGGCAGTAGATATCTTACACGTTCGGCACAACGGCCGCTCAAGCGAGTATGAACTCGCGAATCTGGATCTTTCAACACAGTCTACAGATGGAGACATTCTTAGCGCAGTTGCGCGTCATCTGGATCTCCCATTAGCAGAGCTGGCGGATCATGTGGTTGTGCGCAACGCGACAGCTATCGTAGTGCGTCCAGAAGCTATCTACGGGTAGCCCTTGAAAATCCTCTAAGTTTACCTTATAATATAAATAGTGAAGTATTATGTTGAGGAGTTCGCAATGGACTTTGCCAGTCCGGATACCCGCCTACGAACTAGTGAGGCCTTGAGAAAGTCGCACTCGGGACATGAAACTTTACAAGCCTGGGTTCGATTGCATTTGGTCTGTGCTGTCTCCGTACGTGTTGCCACCTGCGGAGACATATGGCTCATTAGCTCAACGGTAGAGCAATCGCCTTGTAAGCGATAGGTTGAGAGTTCAAGTCTCTTGTGAGCCTCTAGCGAAGCGGCGTGAGGGGTTCTCAATAGAGATCGAAGTCGGAGAGAAACCGTAAGATCTCTAGGGTGTATGCGCCTAGGAACTAACGTGCGCGTTCGGGCGCTGCTTTGCTAGCTTGCCGAATTCTGTTACAGTTGTAGTAGTTCACCGTGCAATGGATTGCTACTACAACTGTATGGAGAGATGCCAGAGTGGCTTATTGGAACGGTTTGCTAAACCGTCGGGCGTATGCCCCGCAGGTTCGAATCCTGCTCTCTCCGTAAGAGTGTTACGTCGCAGTGCGCTGTTTGGGCCTAAAGTAACACTCTTTATTATCGGAGGTAGCGATGACAAAGAAAGTCGTGCAGGGACGCATACCAGAGGAGCCTACTGGGCCACGTGCCATTGCGGAGACGAACATTCGTAGGTACGAGAAGCTTCTGAAAGACAAGACACTAGACGCTGCGACACGCAATCACTATCTCGTGTGTCTGCAAGAGTGGCAAAAGGAGCTACAAGAGGTCGCGGAACGTGCTGTAGTTGCGGAACAACGAAGGTCACCAACTAGTGGTCGCCGAAATGGCTTAGACTCCGCTGGACCGGCTGGAGATGAGCACAAGGTTTGGACTGGATCATTTGATTTGTGACTGTAGCCCAATTCGGTAGAGGCGTAAGATCGAGGGTCTTATCGTTAAGGGTTCGAGTCCCTTCAGTCACATAAAGGGAGTGGATGCATGCAAGTGTACTTTCGATTTAGCGAACGGGGCGCGTTCCAGAGCGTTCATCTTGACGATGAGTCAAGAGACTCTGCAGCGAGAATTCTGCAAGCGTTGGAGCGCTACTTCGGTTTCCTGGCGGGTACGCTGGATGCGTATCGAGTCTATAACTATCAAGACGCGATCTACGTCTCTCCGTAATATACGCCGTGGGACGACTTAGGGGTACGGTGCAGTAGGAACAACTGCGTTGAGGGTTCGAGTCCCTCCTACGGCTTCGCGGTAGTGCACACAGCCGCTGGTAGCGCTGACGAAGTACAAGTCGGTGTGCAGAGTGTTTCTCTCGGGAGATAGCTGTAGTGGTGAAGAGAGGTTCGAATCCTCTAACACTCGTAAAGGAGGTGTCATTATGACTAGGTTTCATCAGAGACTGCATAGAGACTTGAAAGATCCTGAGTTCGCAGAAGCCTTTAACAAAGGTCCGATCGACGATCAAGAAGTTACCACTTGGTGGTTTGAGCAATCGGTGTGGAAGAGCGTCGCTTTCGATATAGGTGTGTTTATCGGAATTCGGCCTACGTGGCTGATGAGGCGTTTAGGCTATCGTGGAGGCTTGAACTAGTATGGCTTTTCGATGGTCTCATCCACCGACGCGCCAGCTACCTGCAAGAGGGTAGCAATCTACGGCGCATTGGATGAGACTATGCGAAAGATGTTGAAGAACAAAAAGCGCTGCTGTAAGATGTGCAAATCTCACAAGCGCGGTTGGTCTTGTCGATGGAAGGCTAAAGAGCAGGACGCGATCAAACGCTTTGAGGTACTCAAGAAGGAGTTAGCAATTGACGGATGAAGATGACGTCGGTGTAGCAGTAAGAGCTACGTTGAGATTCTCAGACTATCAACCGCAAGAGGGGCAACCTTGGACGGTTCGTAGTACGGGTAACTTACTCTCACACGAGGAACTGTTAACAACGATTGAGAACATGGTAGTGCACGTTACGAAGATGATGTCGCCGGGACAGCGCTTGAGCGTTATTTTTGAGGTACGTGACTAGTCTGGAGCGTGCGAGCGGCGGATCGCTCACCTGAGTTCGAATCAGGCCTCTATGGGTTCGAATCCCATACGCTCCTCCGAGACAGTTAAGTACGGTGCGCATTGTCTTACTAATTGATTGTACGCAACAGGGTTGGTCTCGCGTTCATCGATTGTACATGCTTAACTGTCTTTACTGGGTAGGGAGCACAACGGTGTGGAGCTCTCCTGAAAAGAGTCGCTGTGATGAGCAGTAGCGGGTTCGACTCCTGTCCCTACCGCTGAGATCGTTACGGTCTTGCACTTTCAGTTGAAACCTCTTTGTGTAGCTGTAACGATCTTTTCTCTTGATTTACCTCGTGACTTACCTTATAATTATTATAAGGTAGAAACGATCGAACGTCTTTTACTGTGCATACGACCAATCTCTCTATGTACGGCAACGGACATGACACAAGTTCGATCGTCTACTACTTGGCCATCTAGCCCAACTGGCAGAGGCGAACGACTCAAAATCGTTTTGTTGTGGGTTCGAGTCCCTCGATGGCTACTTTGGTTGCGAGATCTTATAGCTCAATGGACAGAGCGCCGACCTTCTAAGTCGGATGTTGCGAGTTCGAGTCTCGCTGAGGTCGCCTATGGAAAAGGTTATCAAACTGGGTAGAGTACCCAACGCGTACGCGGATGCATTTGTAGATAGAGTTCGAGAACTACTACTACAGTACGCTCCAGACTTACCTCTGGAGTTATATTTGTCAGATGGTTCCACGGAGTACCCGTGGTCGGAGTATGATGAGTATGTTTGGCAAATAGCAAAGGGCTGTATAGATGTTAACCGCAGACGAGAGACTGGAGCGTGCACTAGGAGCCTATGAGAGGTTGCATAACGCCTTTCGAGAGATTTACGAAGAGAACCATCTCTATCGACCCATACTAGTGATGTATGCATCGACAGATAGTCTAGATGCTAGACACTTCGTAGACGACTGGGTCAAGGAGGCGTTTCCTGATCTGTGGGGAGAGATTCTCGAGTACCGTGCGAGCTCTCAGTACGGTACGGACCCGGATCCGAATACTGATATCGTAGAGGATTCTTAATGGAAGAGACGAAAGACGCTATTGGTCGAGCTATTCATATAGGCGACGTGTGCGTGCATGTGCGGCGGCAGTCATCCAATCTCGACTACGATGCATTAGTAATCCGTGAGTTAGTGAGCCCAAAGGAGGTTCGTGGGGATAAGTTCGTAGTGATCCGTATCGAGAGTGGGGAGAGAAGATTTATTAACAAGGCGTCAAAGATCATCAGGGCGAGAAATGTTATCATACTTGGCACCAGCGAAGATGAAATACGCACGCATATGCTTGAGGGCTTGTAGCACAATGGTAGTGCACCTCCTTTGCAAGGAGTAGGTTAAGAGTTCGAATCTCTTCAGGTCCATTGCTTTACTAGTTTGCGAATAGGAAACTAGTCGAGATTGCCTTATCGGTTCCAGGAGGAAGCCCTCTCGTGCATTCCTAGATAAAGAACCGTTGTGAGTACAAACAAGATGTACTAGGTTTCTAGCAGTACCTGTCCCGGGCGTCCGTGAGCGTAAGGACTGAGAAAACTGCGTGCCCAGGGCTATGATGGTCAGCCAGTGAGAGCACTGATCTCTAACGATCGCAATCGCGCCGCTCACCGATACGATCGAGTCCATCACACGTGGAGTTCAAGGCTTGCGTTCTGTTGTTTGTATATCGCTGATAAATTGTGCATTTTATAACGTAAAGCAAAAGACATAACGCGATAGGTTCAACTCCTATCGGACTCCGCCAAGCTCTGGTAGCTCAGCGGTTAGAGCGCTCACCTTATAAGTGAGTGGCGATTGGTTCAACTCCAATTCAGAGCACCTCACGGATATGCCGTGAAGACAATGCCTTGGAGGTAACAAAGAGAGAATGGCGCCCTATTTTAGTCTATACAACGGGGAGTTCGCCTCGGTTGGTGACATCCAACTGCACGTCACTGCTACTACACAAGCCGGCACGGGTACGATCTATACTCCCTCAGCAGACTATTACGCTACGTTGCGTTGGCTCCGGCCGGGTGAGGATCATCCAGAAGGACTTAGTATAGCAGTGGTCGAACGCCAGCGCGAAGAGGAACGGGTCGCTAGACGTCGAGAGGCTGAAGAGGCTAGACAGACTGCTCTGAACTTATTACAAACTCTGCTAACGCCACAGGAATTTGAGCTCTACACTCGCAATAGTGTGGTCTTCGAACCCAGTCGACGTGTAGCGGGTCGTGTCTACATGATTTGGGACGGTGCACTATACGCCTTGAGTCCAAAGTCGAGAGAGTTCTCATATTGGTGCATAGACGCCTCAGAATACGGCTTGCCTGAACCAGACAGAGTAATATGGCTCTTACTTCTCATTCGGGGGGATGAGGGAAGACTAGAGCGTACTGCAAATAAAAATCGATCATCTGCTGTTCCAGATGGCTGCTTGTGGCCACTACTGGAGTACATGATCGGTACCGGACAATACCCCACGGAATAGCACAGGAGGTTCACGAAGATGAAGGTTACTTTCCGACAGCTCTCCAAGCGTGGAGATGACGTGACTATTGTCGATACGGACAAGGTCGCTACGAACGATCCCGCGGCGCTAGCGGCCATCAAAGCCGCACGTGAGATCTTCGCTGAGGTTGCCGCGCGCAGTGGGTCTGCGTATGGCATTTCTGCTGAGCGAGGCACGGTTCGTCATGGAGTTCCCAAGCGCGTTGGAGTACGATACTGTGATCTTGATTCCAAGAGTCGTCGGGGGCTAGCACGAGCCTTCGAGTTCATGAACCCACATGTAGTATACCGCATGTGGGTTCTTTTTGCAAAGGGCGGACCTTTTAATGCCAACTATGATAGCCCGTCTTCCGATCGAAGAAGCCTTCCTTATGTCCACGCATGTGGTACATTTTACAAACATCTCCGGAGTGATGCAAGAGTCCTCTAGTAAGTACGATACCCTCATACGACTGCTAGGCGAAGATACGTTCCTGACCTACCACAACGCCTGTGTTCGTCATGACTTGAAGCTCGGCAAGTGCTACTTGAACGTAGAGGCAACACCGAATCTCATTCACGTCGGTGTTCGTGGTCACTGGAAGTCCCCGATGAAGTTAGAGAACGTCGAGGTCGCACTACGATCGCTTGTAGAGTTCGTCTCCGGACTTGCAGATGCTAGAGTTGCGATAATGCCGCTGTACGAAGGTCGGTATGGCGATTTACCAAAGGCCGCCTCTGAGGAGTTACTAGTCAACGTCGTCACTCAACTGCAAATTCCTACGTGGCTGATAGATCACTGACAGATTCCAAGAAGACCCCTTGATTTTGCCGATGGATATATACTATAATAAAATCAAGAGGAAGAGCTTGGAAAACTAGCGTTTCTAGCCCCTCGCACCTGGTGAGACAAACTGTTGTTACCTCCAATAGGCTAGTCGTTCAAGGTGAGCAAAAACTAAAAGACGTTATAGCTTCCCGCAAGGCTATAACGTCTTTTAGTTTTTGCATTTTTAACCTGTCAGTGAAGCATGTTCGATAACCGCCCCGAGACAAAAGAAGTCACCGTTCACCTCTATTCTCCGCACGCTGGACAGATGCTGTTGCATGATTGTGCAGCACGCTACCGTGTCATGAGTTGTGGTCGAAGATTTGGCAAGACGTTGGCGTGCGCAAACGAAGTGTCGAAGTTTGCTCTAGAGCACCCTGGGACGCTCTCAATGTGGGTTGCTCCTGTTTATAGACAGACGCAGATTGCCTTTAGGCTAATGGCACGTAGTCTAAGAGGTGTGCTCGCTTCTGAGCCTAATAAGTCCGAGTTGCGTCTTGAACTAATCAATGAATCCGCTGTGGAGTTTCGGTCGACGGAGAGGTTCGATAACCTACGTGGTGATGGCATACACTTTCTCGTTATGGACGAGGCTGCACGTGTCGCTCAAGAGGCTTGGGAAGCAGCTTTACGTCCGGCGCTGTCAGATACAAATGGTAGAGCCATCTTCATTTCAACTCCCCTTGGAAGGAACTGGTTCTACCGCTTGTTCCTTCGCGGATTGGACGAGACGCAAGATGTCTATCGATCCTTCACGTTCCCAACGTGGGCTAACCCGTATATCGGTAGAGCGGATATTGAAGAGGCGCGTAGGACTCTGCCGGTTGATGTATTCCGACAGGAGTATGAAGCAGAGTTCTTAGAGGAGTCTGCAGGAGTCTTCCGTACGGTCGACGCTTGTACGTACGGAGAGCTGCAAGAACCCGTTCCGGGTAGGCCGTACAAGCTCTCGTGGGACCCTGCAAAGCATGCTGACTTCTCTGTACTAATGATACTCGATATGGAGGAGCGGCACGTAGTCGCATTCGAGAGGTTCTCCGGAGTGGACTACGTTGCGCAAGCACAGCGCGTTCGCAACCTGAGTGAACTCTATAACAACGCATCTGTCATAATGGACTGCACCGGTGTGGGAGATCCGCTATTGGATATGGTCAGGTCGTTGGGTATTCATGCCACGGGATACACATTCACAAATCAAACAAAAGCGAACCTGATCGAGAACTTGACCGTTGAGCTCGAGCATGAGCGTATTACATTTCCGAACATACCTGTGCTTGTCGAAGAGCTGAAGTCGTTTGAATATCACTTGACGCCTTCTGGTAACTATATCTACTCCGCTCCAGATAATCTACATGACGACTGCGTGATGGCGCTAGCCTTACTGGCTTGGTCCGTTAAGGAAGGCGCATCCATTCCGTTCCTAGTCTCTAGGACGGCTCCCGTTCCGGAGCACCATATCACACTTGTACCTCAGAGACATGCTATCGTAGATGACTACCTACAGAGTCGGCAGACTGCTGTCGAGCAGTTTCTCAAAGATGTCTCTGGTCACCGAAGGATTCAATTCTAAAAATGCCACATGTTAGATATTCACCCATTGGGGACTATACACCACTTCACGTGACTTCGACCGGTACAACCGTCCCTGTGGGTTCACTAGTTAGTACCACCTCCGCGACGACCATTACTGCAGGTGCGAACGTGGTTGTGACGCCGGCGTCCATGTCTAATATCTTTGCGGGTATGCAGCTGAACGTCGCTAACGGCACAGGGACAGCGGAGAACGTCTTAGTTACTGCTATCGATAAGGGTGCTGGGACGTTTACTGCTACGTTTGCGAACAACCACTCCGGTGCATACACCATTATCTCACTTAGAGGCTCCTATCTAGGATCTGTTGTTGTCGGTGCAGCTGGATCTGGCGTGACTATTACATTGTATAACGGCCATCCATCAACACTACCGGTAGCGGGGACCTCATTCAGTGTACTAACCCCCGCTGTTGGTGCGTCGTACGTCTTCAACTGTTGGTGCCCGCGCGGGCTGTTCTATACGTTAGCAGGTACGCCGGGAGACTATACAATCAACGCGGCGGACTCAGGAGTGTAGTGCTATGGCTGGACCCGTGGACATCTTAGGAGAGCCTCTACTCGCGCCTAGCGCTGCACTCGGCTATGTAGCGGCGTATGGAAGTAATGCTGCGGCCTTAACGGCGAATACCGACTACCAATTCAAGTGGGGTGCCGGAGGTACAACGCAAGTCAATCACATCATGGTACAGAATAACACAGCGGCGTCAATCAATTGGGAGTTAGACGCATCCGCAACGGTAGCTAGTCCGACACTCGCCGCTGGACAGGTACTCTTTATGGACGTGCAGACGTTAGTGCTACACCTGTTCTCACTCTCCAACACTCCAAACGTAAATGGTAACTCTAGTGGTAATATTGTAGTTCGAGGCTGGCTATGACAACGTATGCACAAGATACGTTTACTCGTGCGAATCAGTCAGGCTTCGGTACTGCGTCGGATGGCTTAAACGTCTGGGGTGCGCCTGTCAATGGAAATGCGACCGCGTCGATAGCTTCCAATCGTGGTATCTTCGGAAACTTCAACTTAGACGCTCAGATGATCTGTGGCTCTACAAGTGCGACAGACATCAATATGTTAGTCAAGGTCTCAACATCGGACGTTGCTAACGTTGCGGGTGTGCTATGGAGGTATTCCGCTGCGGGTGGAGGTTCTGGCTATCGTGCGGGATTCTATTCTGGCAATCAGTTCGTCGTTGATAAATACACCGGTGGCACCAGATCGAACGTTGTCGACAACGCTATTACTAGTTATAGTATCAATGTCGACCAGTGGATTCGCCTAATACACATTGCTAGTGGCACCCTACAAATTCGATGGTGGGCTGATGGTGGAAGCGAGCCGAGCAATTTTAACAGTCCGTTCGTTAACCAGGCTGAGACATCGTACAGTAGCGGGAACTTCGGTGTGAGTGTATTTATTAGTAGCGGTAGTACAGTCTCTTACGGAGCGTTTACGGTAACGAACAATTCATCGACTCTTGCGGGACCTCTTTTAATAGGCAATCATAAGTCTATCGGAAAAATTCGGTAGGTGGAAGCATTTACATGTCACGTAACAAACGTCGAAAACCTAGATCGAGAACGAAGCCAGAAGACATTCGCATCTCTGGTGGTATGGACCCGCAGGTTGTACGCGCTTGGATGGACCTACAGCGTCTGCTAGAGGAGAACGGGCCAAAAGACGCGGAAGTCTTCACCTTGCTGAATACAAACCCAAAGCTGACTTCGTATCTCAACAACGTTCGCTTGCGTGAGGAAGCCCGTGAGTTGGCTATGCTTCCAGAAGTAAGCAAAACCGCTCCGACAGGGGCTACTCCACAGGTCAATGGACTACCGTCCGCGTGGACTGGCACGAGAAACTCCCCGTTGGGTGTGCCTAACACTCGAGTGCTACGCAACCTCGCGGATACTGATCCTTGGGTGAGAGCTGCTATCACCGCACGCAGACAACAGATCGGCCGAGCGGACATCGCTGTTGTGCCCTTGAATGAGCGTAAACCATATAACAAGCGCTTGATGAAGGCGTTGCAGCACCTACTGGACCAGCCGAACGAGCTACGAGATAGTTATCGATCTCTCATAGAACCTGTGCTAGAGGACATCCTAGTGCTAGATCGCGGTGTCATCTCAAAAGACATGACACCGGACCGAAAGCCAGTTGCGCTCTACTACGAAGATGGCTCGACTATTAAGATCTATCCACAGTGGTCCGGCAATCCGAAAGAGCCACGGTACTTATATGAGTCGACAGACGGCATAACTAAGATACCGCTTCGAAACGATGAGGCGATTGTCATCATGGCGAACCCTGCATCGTACCGTTACGGTCTGTCTCCAGTGCAAGTGCTATACGAGACCATCAGAGCTGATCTGAAAGCGTCGGAAGCCGCGATGCACATGGTGGACATGAAGCCGCCACCACATGCGATTCAAATACCCGGCGCTACGGAACAGCAGTTGCGACAGTTGCGTACGATGTACGATACGGAGATCGCCGGCCGGAAAGAGATCTTCTGGTTCGGTGGCGCACAAGCCGCTAAAGAGTTTCCGTTGGTCTTCTCCGCGAAGGATAATCAGTGGTTAGAGTGGCAGATATACTTACTGCGTAAGATCGCTGCGGTCTTTCAGCTGTCTCCACAACAACTGGGGGTTACTTTCGATATCAACAAGGCGACTGCACAAGTGCAGCAAGAGATCTTTGAGGACACCGGCTTGATTCCACTCTTGTTACTATTAGAAGAGTTCTTGAATCGGGAGCTTCTAGCAGACTTCGCTCCCAAGTTGCCGATGGACCGTGTAGATCTTGACGCTGTCAACTTACGCATTATCTATCCTGAAGTGTCTGAAGCGGCTAGACAGATGCATGCGGAACGAGCAATCGAGATGGCGTCTAAGGGTATGCGAAACATTCCGTCGATGACTCCAAATCAAGCGTTGATGATGCGAGGTGAGCAACCAGTTAAGGGTGGAAACACTTTCTACTTTGCAACCTCAGCTGGTCCCATTCCGATGCTGTCGTACGACAACGACTACGGCGATTACGGTCCAAGGTCAACGGGTGGCACGTTGGGTTCGCAAGACGCTGTGTCCGGTCCGGACGCTGAAGAGAGTTCTCCAAACGATGAGAGTTCTGGTCGAGATATGTCGCAGATGCCGCAGATTCAACCAGATGGACCAACTTCTCAACTAACGCCACCACAAGACGCTGGACCTACTACATCCGCTCCGGGTGCAGGACTCTCTCCAGCGAAGGCGTGGGACAATAGACCTCCGGGTAAACGTTGGTCCGTTGCCTACATAAAATAATGAGGTACGCGAATATGTATCACGATCAGAATCCACACGTCGTGGAGTTTCCAATGGATGTTTTGCGTGTGCTGAAGGCTACACTCGCTCAGGTTGAGGGTGGCGTTCAGCATCTAGTGTTGGAGCTCGAGCTCGACGGTAAGAAGGCCTATCAAGATCTCACGCACATCTTTATGACAGATGGTGTGTCTCCTGTAATGCATACTATACCTGCAGCGCCACCGGAAGAGGTTGCTAGTGAAGCTCCTGCGGAAACGCCTCCACCAGTAAAACCCGCTCCGACTAAGGCCAGTCCTACAGTAGCTAAGAAAGTAATACCGTAAAATGGCACAAACGTATGAGGATAGCCTGGAGGGCAGCTCTTCATTAAGAGAACTCCTACCAGACTTTACTATCTATACAGCATCAATGGAACCCATTGGTATGGATGGACCTCTAGGCGCCGGTAATGAGATTACGCCAGTTGTGCATATGGTCGGCTCTAGTACGGAAAGAGACCTTCAAGACGACACTATGCTAACGACAGCTCTCGCGGATATGATGAATATTCGTTCGAGACTGTCGGTGTGGCTTAATCATGATTACAGCTTGCCGGATTCTCTCTTTGGGAGCATCACTGGGAAGCCGTCAGTTATCACTGCCGGTGGAGTTGCGGACTTGCATCTCAATGTTGAAGTCGAGATGGACAATCCCGCAGCGGCTAGAACATATAAGTACATTCGCAACGGAAGGCTATTTGGGTGTTCCGTTGGCTGTATGGTCCTCGACTGGGATATGGACCGCGGATCAGACTCTGTGCTTATTAAGCACGTGGAGGTCGTTGAGTTCAGCGTAGTTGGTATTCCAGCGAACCAACGCTGTTGGGTGGAGAATGCGATCAAGGGCGTCTTCTCCAGATCGCTACGTAGTGAGAGATACGAAGACGTCGAAAGATTGGCTCCGGCTATGAAGGGTCTCTTCCCAAGGGACTATGAAAGCTTGATCAATCGTGTCGATGACTTCTCGTTGCGAAAGCAGTTGCACGGCGTAAAGGCTAGACCTGCGAATCAGCGTCTGATGTGGATGCCCGCACGAAAGACGTTTGTGCTCGTCGGTGTTGGATCTGGATCTCCTGCGGGGCAGGAAGTGACTGCAACGCAGATACCTACTATCCTCGCAACGAAGGGTCTAAACTCTACTCCGAAAGTCGAACCCCTACAAGCAACACCAGAGGTCGACTTGCGCAGTTCTTTGCTTGCCGCTGCGGACGCACTCGAACCGGATTTGGATAAAGGAGCGTGTGGTAAGACGTCTTGGCCGTTGGCATCCAGAGATCTGGGTTGGGATGGTAGTGGTGCACGACATCGGCTAGTCGAGTGGGCTGGTGGTAAAGATAACTTGTCTGCAAGCAAGATGCAGCAAGTCTTCTTCTGGTTTGACGCTAGTGCATCAGATACTATTGGTGCATACAAGATGCCCTTCTGCGACGTCATCGGCGGATCGGTGAAAGCTATTCCGCGAGGTGTCTTCGCTGCAGCGGCTTCTGTGCAGGGTGCCAGAAGTGCACCGAATGTTCCTTCTGGTGACCTTGCGGGCATTCGATCTAAAATTTCAACTTACTATCATCGTATGGCACAAGCCTTTAACGATCCGGACATTGTTGCTCCTTGGGATGGTGGCAAAGACGTTGATCCTGATATGTTCAAAGCGATTGCACCGTATGATGACTATCGAGATTATAATCCGGGAGAGAGTCAAGGTATGAGTGGTACCGCTGAGCTACCAGAAAGACACGATGACTTCAGGGACTACAATCCAGATGGTGCCATGGGTTCCATGACTCCAGCTTCGGGTCCAGCTCCTAAGCCGTCGATAGCTCCAGGAAGTGCTCCCTGGAGTGGAGTACAACCTCCACAAGCGCCTGCTCCAGTATCTGGTCCGAGCGCAAAACCTCAGATTGCTCCAAGAGAGACACAAGGCATGTCTGGGCCAACAAGTCCGGATGTAACTGAGACTCCGAGCATCTCTGAGAATGCGGATGCAATGCAGTCGAAGCCAGTCTCTAAAGATATGACACCGGCGGAGATGGGCAATCATGAGATGTCACCATATGAGAGATCAGCTATGCCGGACGCGGATGGCGATTTTGATAGTGACGTCGATCACGGTCCGTTCTCTGGATTCCATACGCACGTGCACAAGGCGTTTGGTCATGGGGAGTCCGTTGTGCACGCGCACGAGCACTATCACGAGAGCGATGGTCATCATGCGCATTCGCATCAGGCTATGCATCCGCAGCATCCTCACATGGCTGGGTTGGGTTGGCAAGATGCCGCTACGAAGTCCGTAGAGGTTCCCGCGAGTGTGGATACTCCACCAGTGGAAGTGTATAAAGCAAGTGACGGTCTCGAGATTACTAGAGAGGGAACCCATGCGTCTCATAAAGGTGCGCACTCGCACAAGCATAAGGCGTTTGGATCTCAAGGCGACGACGAGACACATGAGCATTCACATACGCACGACGGAGATTCTAGTCACAAGCATTCGCACGTAGAGAAGCAACTACACGATGACAAACGCTCTACACTGCTACGCGCCTATAACGAGTTGGGTATGACTCTTGGCTTCCCAACAGTCAGTGAAGTCACACGTATGGGCGTAGTATCTAGTTTGGAGAGTCACATTCAAGAGCTTCGCTATCTATTAGGTGTGGAACAAGTCGAGACTGCGAGCTTGTCCGTGGGGGAGGCAATTCTCAAGGCTCTGCACATCACAAAAGCCGGGAAGGAGTTCTCGAAGGAGAACTTCGAGTTGCTTCAGAGGGCACACGATGCTATCTCTGATATGACCGAAAGCAAGATGTGTTCCGCACGTGTCAGTGCTGTGGGCAATAGCCGTCAGGGATCTGAGGATCTACTGTCTGCAGAGCAGTCTGCGGCGATGGCGATGGATCGAGAACCACCGATCGCTCCAGGTCCTGGCATTTCGAACTCACTCTCTACGCTGTCGAAGTCTCTCGATCGTCTGGATGCAAACATCCAAGCGAAAGACGCCGCGCAGCAGTTGAGACAACTTCGTCAAGAGTTCGTAGATCTGCAGCAGCAGATTGAGCAAGTCAAACAAACCGGTCTTGGCCGCCCGACGAACTTCACCGATAGGTCAATAACCGTTGCAGAAGTAATTGAGCCAAAACTTGTACAAGTTGCTGGCTTAGGTGCTTGCAAGCATTGGTTGTCTGGTGATCCAACGAAGCGACCAACGCTGACACTAGATCAGATGTCTCTGATGTCTCCATATCAAATTGAGGCTTACAGAGAGGGTCAGGAAGTCCTGGTGCCAGTCACCGATAACGAGTAAACAATGTCTAAACTCTTCACACACGATCGACATCCACATGTGCCAAAGAACGTTAACGACGTGCACGCTGCTGAGAGAGCTTCCGGAGGCTTCAATCAGTGGTTGGCTATAGCGTTGACGACCAACGTCGGCTCTATGTGGACTGCATACGCTTTTGCACTACTCGCACTCGTCGGGCTATTAGGTATCGTCGGAGTGCTCTCAGCTAGTGTGGTACTATTCATTGCATGGTTGTCACAGACATTCATTCAGTTGGTACTACTGCCAGTGATCATGGTAGGGCAAAATGTGCTAAACCGCAAGTCAGAGTTGCAAGCGGAAGAAGAGTTCCAGACGACACAGCATAGCTTTCATGACATTGAAGAGATCATGAAGCATCTAGACAAGCAGGATGAGATCATACTCGCTATCCTGCAGAAACTGGAAAACAAATGAGCAGCTCGTCCGTGCTTACAGCAGCGAACTGCCTAGTCACTACAAACGAGCCACGACAGTAGTTTTCCAAAAACACTTGAAAGGAAAACACGACAGTGGTCGATGTTACTACAGAGATTACCAATCCCAATGACGCAACCTATCAGTTGCGTCGCCAGCGAATTGTGGACGACCTTTTGAAAATGTCTCCACAGCAGCTGGATCGGCAATTGAAGTTCATGCTTCAGTCGCCACCACAGACAACCGATCGCTCGGGAGAGACAACTCGGAATATTCTTCGCGAGTTGCGACAGGCGTCCTTCGTTCCTGATACTGTCAAGAGTATTCTTGACTCGACTTCAGGCACAACTGGTAACGTACTTATCCGTCAGGACCTTGAACCTACGCTAACTTTTGCGTTGGCCGTTGCATAGTAGTTAGTTTCTGCCGCTTGATTAGCTCAAGTACTTATCTTATAATATATTATAAGGAGGTACAAATCAAGTATGGCGAATAGATTGTCTAAGGAAGAGTTGCATCAATTATACGTTGTAGAAGGTTTAGATGCGCAGACTATTGCAGACAGAGAAGGCTACTCAAGCAAGTGGGTCGTCTACGGTCTGTTAGATAAGTATAGCATTCGTAAACCGAAGTTTGTCATACCAATTGCAAGAGATGAGTTGTATCATCTTTATGCAGAAGAATTGCTACCAGCACCTCAGATAGCTGCGATGTATGGATATGACGTAACTTCGATATACGAATGGATGGATATCTATGGCATTCCGCGACAGTATAATTCACCTTATACGATCGTGCGTAAAGTGCTTACTAGAGACGTGTTAGAAGAACTGCACTGCAATAGATATCTGTCCGCAGCAAAAATCTCACAACTCTACGATTGTTCCGCTGTGACAGTATTGGCACTAATACGAGAGTACGATCTTAATCCTGGAAGAGATTTATCCCGAACGGGCAGAATCGATTGTCCAGTCTCAGATGAAGAGATTCGACACCTATATGAAGTACTCGGTTATAGTATTAAAGCTATTGGTGCCATATTTGGCTACAGCGAAGCTCTTGCAGAACGTTGGGTTTACGAAGCTGGCTGTCAAATACGTCAACAGTATGGTGGTAGAAAGGCATCTGCAGACACTCGACGTAGGAGTACAGTATCCGGCGGTGGTTTTACAGAAGTGACACTTCGTAAAATTTTACGTAGAGACAACTTTCGATGTCAAATGCCAAACTGTGACTTCTCAGATCCATCGGGTTTGCAGGTTCATCATATTATACCCTGCTATCTCGACGGAGACGATAGTATAAACAATGGTATAACGTTGTGCTACAATTGTCACCGAGCTATTAAGAATCTCGAGATGGATTACGCAACACTCTTCCAACGAATAGTTGAAACTAACTGCTTTGCAAACGAAGAAGGCTATATCGGTGAACATCCTGTAGAGGACAATACCGACGGAACCTACTACTAAACTTAGTAGTAGGACTCGCTAGAGACTACACGCCTTCCACGAAAGTGATGATATAGTCCGATCTGCACGTATAACAAAACGAAGGTGCAGAACGTAGCAGAAATGTCTACGTCCGTCACTCATGTGACGAGTAACAAAATGATATGCTCTGTTCGTCAAGGTCTTCCCAGCGTTCGACAGACTGTCTAAAGGTCCCGCCAATGGACTTGTTCATGCGGCTGCGTAATGGTTGGCCCTTATGGGGTAGTTTATACAGAAAAGGAGTAAACGAATGAGCCTATTAGTAGAAGGCTTCAAGGTTGGACTACTCGACTTCTTTATGATGTGGGTCTGCGCTTTCCTAGCAAGCTTACACTTCAAACCCGCGGAGTTCTACCGTTGGGTTTGGTTCGTTGGATTCGTAATACTCTTTATACTCTTCACGCTCGCTTGGTTGAATGACCTCGGAGCGCACCTGTAACTGCTCCATTAGCAAAGGACACTGTATCGGGAAACGTCCTGAAGAGGATAATTCCGAGGAAACAACGACTACAAATAGTCAATGGTCCGTAGAGACTGTGCGTGTCCCTCGAAAGAGATGATCCAGTCCGAACTCTGCGTATAACAAAACGAAGGCAGAGAGCTAGACAGAAATGGTCTAGCCCGATCGAAAGATCGAGTAACAAGTTTGAACCAAATCACAAGTCCAGATTCAAGCGCACTCGGATCGACTATCCTAGCTTCTGAAATCACAGCGGTCAGCTATGTCAGTTCGACATATGTTAGACAGACCTACCCAATTGCGATCTTCGCAACCGGTAGAGGTGTGAGCTTCAAAGAGCTCGCATCTGTCGCTCAGGGTTATGTCGCATAGCCCCTACGAAGTAGTTTCGTACGCTAGTAAAGCTCAACGGAATATCTTATAATATAAACAAAGAAGATATTCTGGAGGTAACTAGCGGTGATCTTACCCCTTGAGGAGGAACTCTCACGACAAGGTATCGATTTGCGAGAGTATCTACATCAAAGACTTTACGTAGATAATGCGTCTTCGTATGACATCGCAACAGAGTTGAATCTCTCTGTTGCCATGTTAAGCGAATATGTACTATATTACGGTTGGCGTAAGCGGCAGCAAACAAGCCCGCTCGCTAACCTAACGAACGAAGAACTATACGAGTTGCTACATCGCTTGCATGTAGAAGAGGGATTAACTCATATGGCAATCGGAAGACTGTTACATACCGATCCCTCAACGGTTAGTCGTATAGTAAAGCTTTTCGGACTTGATCCTGGTAGGCCACTAGTAAATCAGATACCTGAATGTCCTATATCATATGAAGAGTTGTATGATCGGCATGTCAATCAACATCAATCGATGTATCGTCTAACGAGAACGTTAGGAGCATCCGAATGGATGATTGAACGTTGGTTAAGTGAGTGTGGTGCTCGACCAAACAGATTTGGTCGATCTGCACATGTTGCTGAACGAGAACGTGAGTTCTCCGAGACAACGAAAGCTATAATTCTTCATAGAGACAGTTGGCGATGCGCTATATGCAATTCTTCCGATCGTTGGAAGTTGCAAGTGCATCATATCGTACCCGTGTTGCATGGAGGTACGAATGATGAATCAAATGGTGTGTCTCTTTGTGGAGATTGTCATAGAAGCATCCAAGGTAGAGAGTTAGAACTTGCGGAGTACTTTCAAGAACTGCTTCGTGTGCAAACGTGCTATATCGGTGAAAGTCCTGAAGAGGATGATACCGAGGGAACCTATTACCAAGTTTAGTAATAGGACACCGTAGAGACTACACGCACGACCGAAAGGTAAGATATAGTCCGATCTGCAACGTACAGAATAAGTTGCAGAGTGATCCAGAAATGAGATCACCAGTCACTCATGTGACGAGTAACAAAAATGGGTGCACCTTACGATCCCCAGAAGACTGAGTTACATTGCTAGCTCCCGCGAGGTAGTACCAACGGCAACTGAGTATGAAGATCTCTTCAACTCAATTGCACTGCTTCGTGTGCAAACGTGCTATATCGGTGAAAGTCCTGAAGAGGATGATACCGAGGGAACCTATTACCAAGTTTAGTAATAGGACACCGTAGAGAC